TCCGATAACTATTGCAATTCTGATACGTCACTGGTACATTTAGAGACATGGAAGAACTACTAGAAGAACTACATGACTACGTTGTGGAGTGTGAAGTATTTGGCAAGCGCGTATCTCACCCATACGTGCATATCGTTGGCGTACTTGATACAGCGACAATAAATCTGCTCTATACCCAAAAGAAAATCGCGATAGAGCGAGCGATAGAGAACGAGCAGTACAGCACCTACGTTTATCTTCACGAAAAGCCATACCGAATAAACGCTTTTGACTCTATTGAGAACCTACTTACTGACGCCGAGTATTGGGCGTTACTCGCTGACGTATGTATCGGCACGGAAAATATGTGGCAAGAGAAATACCTAATCCACGAACTACTTACCGCCGATAGGAGTGACCGTCACTTGATGATGGACGCTGATGAGTACGAGCAGTACAAAGAACTACCAGAGACGCTTACCGTTTATCGTGGGTGCATTGCAGGGCAGAACGAAGATGGGTTCTCATGGACGCTTGACCAGAGTAGGGCAAAGTGGTTTTCAGAACGTCTAGCGCGTGATGGAGATGAACCAATAGTCCTAGAGCGAACCATCAAGCGTGATGACGCTATCGCCTACTTCACCCGTAGGGGTGAGAGCGAGATACTACTAATAGATAACTATTACTAATAGATAACTATGGGGAACACCATGACCGAGATATCGCTCAATTCCAAATTGTATAAATACATATGTGAGATGTTTCTTGATGAAGTACCAGTATGCGATATTGCAAAACACTTTGGAATAAAACATAAAGAAGTGAAGCAAGTATTGACGGAACAATTTGGGAAGAATTGGAAAGACGTAAAGCGAAATAAGCGCGCGACACTATCTCTCTCTATGCCGAAAATTACCGAACCAGATTTATTCGCTTGCCAACTAGCACTACTGGCGAATATCGGTAGAAAACAATTTGATGATTTTGTGGCAACGGTAAGAGAGAACTATCCAGACACATATAACGGGATAGACGCTAAAGCAGATATGTTCTGCACTACCCCAGACATAGATAATGAAGAAATAGATTTAGAATGTTTTACTACTTGGTATCCACTTATCCATGTATGGGAATATCGCAATAAGGTTTAGACGTTATCTATTACTAATAGATAACTATTTATGCACGTCACTACTACTAATAGATAACTATTTATGTCCATACATACAGCGAGAGAGTGACCCACCGAAGTAGGTCACTCTCTCTAATAGATAACTATTTAGTGGTGACTACTAAAGCCACTCTGCTAAATCGCCGTCCATAATTTCTGATGGGTCTAGTCCGTGTTGTTCGGCTATCGCTGACCATAAATCTTCTTCGGTGAAATTACCTTCGGGCAGATAGTCGTAGAATGTTCCCGTCTTTGCACTTGGCAAAAAGGCTTCTACTTCTTCATCAAAAGAAAAAGATGAGAACACTAATTCTTTTTTGGTAATTGTGTATCCCTCAATTTCCACGAATGAATTGTCAGTGTCCTCATCATCTTTTACGATAATCACTTCCGTCAATTCCAGTGGTTCTGGAAATACTTGTAGCCCATTGACTACACAACTAATTTTCATACCTTCTTTTAGGTCTTGGGCTTTTATCTTTTGCATGGTATTCATGTTTTCCCCTTTGTTGGTGTGGATACTCTCACGATACTAGGCACGGTACAAACTAGCCACACTTTGTTCTGCTCTCGGCAGCGCCTCTGGAGAGCCCCGTCGTCAACCGTGTCTAGCGGGGCTTGCCAGCGTGGGAGCTGCAATGTGCTTAGCTGCAAAGAAAACCGAAAACATTCCGGAAAGGAATCACTAATAGATAACTCGGCTAGTTTGTACCTTGACTGATACGATGGCCGTATGACAACTTACTGCGAACGCTGCTCTGACATTGGAAAAACACGTTTAGTTACCGACTTCATTTGGTGCAAGATTCATTACGAGATGTTTCTGCTAGAGGAGTTCGACGACCAGGGAAATGAGTTTATTTCTGACAAGGACGCCTACGAAGATTTGGAGGACAGCCTCTAACAATTGGGCAGAGCCCCGCTCTAACCGGAGATTGGGGGCTTCCGATAACTAAACGTTTCCCCACTGACACCCTTCATTTGCCGGCCCGCCCCACTCTGGATTCGTACACGTGACCCAAATCGGGTAGTACTTCATGCGGCCACGAATGTCTGGCATCTTTGTGACTTCGAAGACACAATGCTCACACGGTGGGGCAAGAAGACTGTTCTTCTTCCAATAGATAACTGCCCGTATGTTCGAGAGCCTTGATTTGATTCTAGAAGAGAGCATCTTGGACATAGTCGGTCATCCCTTTGTCGTTGCAGTACTCATGCTTGTATGAGTGCAGTTCCTCTACGACTCGTTTTACCGTCTTGCTTCCGGACTTGAGCCAGACAACCCCAAGCCTTTCGACAAGGTTTGACGATGTGTCAACCGGAAGGCCGCAAACAACACAATTAAACATTGAGTATGGAGTATTCATGAAAATAGATGATACAGGGCGTCTAGTCTGTTCACGCCCCTGTACCATGCACTACGTGGTGGCTCTGGCGGGTCACTACGAGAACCGTCTTATTCCCTTCGATGGCTGCTCGTACGTGGCCCGTCAGTGGTTACACCTCTGGAATAGACTTGTCCAATGAGGATGTTTCTGGACAATAAAGAGCTCATCTTTGACTTCCCCTTTGAGCAGGAGCAGGTCAATGAAATGAAGCGAGTAGAGGGGGCCAGATGGGACAAGATTTCTCGTGTCTGGCGTGTGCCCATTACGTCCATCTCATCAGCCCGTGAGTTTGCCCTCAAGTACGAGTTCGAGATAACTCCAGATATTTTAAAATTCCCAGCGCCCAAGAGCATCACATCACAGGGCGAAAAGCGTGTGTCCCTTCATGATGACATGATTTATATGAAGTTCCCTTACGAGCGAGTAATCATCTCCGCAGTAAAGAAAGTGCCGGCCGTGTCATGGGACGGTGATAGATACTCATGGCGTGCGCCGATGTCATCAATCTCGCAAGTCATCGAATGGGCGAACGGTTTCGATGTTTCCATAGACGCAGAGGTGATGGCAATATCAAAGAAAGTGAATGCTGAAATAAATACGCTCATCGAAGCGTCAAGGTCGACAGATGCAGACATAGTCGTGCCTGGGTTAACCGGAGAACTTCTCCCGTACCAGAAAGCCGGAGTTGCGTACGCAGCCAATGCACGACGCACGTTCATCGCAGACGAGATGGGGCTTGGTAAAACAATCCAAGCAATAGCAACGCTCGAGTATCTATCGGCTCGAGATGGAGATACGTATCCGGCAGTTGTTGTGTGTCCACCAAGCCTCGTACTGAACTGGGCATACGAGATATCGAAGTGGGTGCCGCACCGGAGAGTGAGTTCGGTAACGAACAGAAAGACATTCCCAGACAAAGGTTCTTATGATGTGGTTGTAATTGGGTATAGCAATATCCAGGCATGGCAAGCCCAACTACTGGAACACGGTGCCTACGTATTCGACGAAAGTCATTACTGCAAGACATCAACAGCACAAAGAACAAAAGCTGCAGTAAAGATAGCCAGAAGCAGCAAAAAGAATACGCCGGTATTATGCCTAACCGGAACACCCGTGACGAACAGACCAGCAGAGTATGCAAGCCAACTCGACATACTCGGGAGACTAAAAGACTTCGGTGGTTTATGGGGCTTCTACCGTAGATATTGCGCCGCATATCAAGACAGGTTCGGTCAGTGGAACCTGAGTGGCAACTCACACCTCGACGAACTAAACGAACGACTACGTGGTGCATGCTACATACGCCGCACCAAGGACCAGGTGCTATCAGAACTTCCGCCAGTAGTCCATAGTCGCTTAGTCGTTGATGGTTCTGCTGCTGCCATGAAAGATTACGTCAAGGCAGAGCAAGACATCTTGATGTACATCGCAGAGCGAGCCAGGCAATTGGCGATAGAGCAGGGTCTGCCTTCGTACAACGCTGCCATGTCGGCAATGATTAGAGCAGAAGCTAACGAGCATCTGGTCAGGCTTTCGGTATTGAGGAGACTGGCTGCTAAAGCAAAGATGGAAGCGGCGCTGGAATGGATACAAGAAAGAGTAGATAACGGAAAGAAAGTCGTTGTTGCTGCACACCATAGAGACGTTGTTGAGGAGATAGCCAGAAAGTTTGGCGACCTACGTATCCAGGGTGGAATGAAAGTCGAGGAAGTAGAGGAGAACAAGAGGAAGTTCCAGACGCTATCCGTAGAGGAAGCACCCGTAATCGTGCTTTCTATTCAGGCTGCAAAGACTGGACACACCCTCACTTCGTCAGAGGAGTGTCTGTTCATGGAACTGCCCTGGACACCCGCAGATGTGGACCAGACATACTCCAGACTTCACCGCATTGGACAGAAGGGTTCAGTCACAGCGACATACATGCTTACGAGTGGAACGATAGATGAATACATCTACTCACTAATAGATAACAAAAGAACAGTAGTAAACGCAGCAGTGGAAGGCGGAGAATTCGCCGAGGCTGATGGGGCGGTTCAGTTGATACTCAACCTGATGGAGAGAGCCTCTAGTAGGTAGTTATTCTTTTACTTTTGCAGTATTGCCAGAGGCTATTTCCTCGGCAATCAGTTTTGCATACTTCTTGCGCAATCTCCAGATTTTCTTATTCATTTCTGTAAGTTGATTGCTCATTCTGGCTTTGATTATTGCGTCATTGTCGAACACGCCGTACTCACGAAAGAGTATGTCATGAATATCGTTGTCCTCGATGATGATGTCAGACACCCAGCCAGAGCGCTTGTCTATCGCCATCATCAGTTCACACATACCCTCTATCCCGAACTCTGAATAGAGTTTCGCTACCAGAAGGTTGCAGAAGTGATTGCGGTACATCGCATTTGCTTTTTGTGATTGAGACATGAATTCACTAAGCCAAATCGCAAGTTCTTCTCTGGTCGGCATGTCGTCCGAGTAATCACCAGAGAAGTCTGGCGTTTCGTCGTCGTGTTCTTCGCTCAATACTGCCTCACTTCATGGAAGTTGTATGTAAATAATACAGCCGTAGATGCGCTCTACGCTGACAAGAGTTTGTCTTGAGCAATCATCTTTGCCCGTGTTACCCATGAGTTGTTATCCATTGACGCAAGCGCTCGCTCGACTGGGGTTGCTTCTCGATAGTGGTCAAGGTATTCGCCAATTGCGTTCAGCATTGACCAACCGTTATACCCGTAGCCCTTTGCGTTATTGTCGCTTTCATACACACCCTTGACAAGCGAAAGAACATTGTCTCTATTTTTCTTTTGTCTAGATGTTGAGCCACTTTCCAGAGGGAATACAGCGTCAAGAACATCACCGAATATTTTCGTGCCAGGTGCGACTTTTACAGAAAGTAGTTTTTCTGCTGTTCTGGTAAATTCTGCAGCCCAGACATTAGAGATATTGAGAACTTCGTTCGCCTGCTCTATTGCGCTCTCAACGTTTCTAGTGTGACGAGCAGTAAACACACGCTTCGCAGTTTTCATACCAGCGATTACCGTGTTCTTGCATACTGCACGAATAGACGTGTTAGCGAAGGTAATCGGGGTTTTCCCGTCATGCCCGTTTCGTACCAACAGGTAGCGCTCAATGCTGTCGTTTATACCCATTGGGTCGATAATCAAAGAACCCAAATCAAGAGAAGCAAAAAACTCACGACCCTCGTTTAGAACTCCACAGGTATCCACTACTGCGTCACCCTTGCTAGCGCCAACTATCGCAAGCGCATAGTCCATGCACTCTTTGTTTTGCTGAACTACGTAGCGAGTGCCAACCGTAGATAGACCGTCAAATGTCCCATCACTATTCACCCGTACGGTCGCACGACTGTCATTGATAAGGACTGGCGTATTGTCTGGGTTTCTAATTGGCTCGCCGTTATCGTCACACACAGCAACTCGTGTTGTAACTACGTCGAAGTCAGCCTTCGCAGCCTGAAGCATTGCTTCTACTGTCTGCAACCCGTTCATTGACACCCCAAGCCTGTGCCACGGTATCTCTCTATTGGAGTACGCCATACGGGCTACCCCATCTGTTGTTATCTCCAACCCGTGTGCCATAGTCTTTCCTCTCACTTACCTTCTAGATAGATTTATCTGAATACATCTTAGAGGTATAGCGGGGCTTCCCGCGTAGGTCTGGCTTTGGTCGGCACGGGGGGCTTCCGATAACTCTCATTTCTTGGGTGGGTGTCTCGGTGGGTTCTGTCGGTCGGTGGGTGGCCGTGACCCTGCTCACTCACAGTGTCGCCGCATGTCACTCACAGTGACCCCGACATTTGCCCATAGTGGTCACTTGTTTGACGGTGGCCACACTCACTAGGCCACACACTCTCTAATAGATAACTTTCTTGCGCGCACGTACAGCGAGAGAGTGACACGCAGAGCAGGCCACTCTTACTAATAGATAACTTTCTTTCCCGTACGTACGGCGAGAGTGTGACCCGCAGAGCAGGTCACAC